CTCAACTATCAATATCCGTCTGCCTAACCGTTACTATGTAAGTGACGGCGCTGCTCTTGACCCACAGGCAACCAGCGAGACTTACGTTCCGCTGACCCTGAATCACCAGTGGCACACGGATATGGCTTTTACGACAATGGAACTGACGCTGTCTCTTGACGATTTCAGCAAGCGGATAATCGCACCGGCAATTCGCAAGCTGGTTACGTATATCGACTGGACGGGGCTGGCACAGGTTCTAAATATTTACAATAACGTCGGAACTCCGGGCACGACTCCGGGCACGACTTCCGTGCTTACAACGCTGGCGTCTCCGGCATCTCCGCAGATATTTCTAAATGCAGGCGCTTATCTGGATGCTTTTGCAGCTCCTGACGATGGCATGAGGCAGATTGTTATTACGCCGATAGCCAATGCACAGTCAGTTGCAGGACTTTCGGGATTGTTCAATGCACAGGAAGTCATTGGCGAGCAGTACAAGAAAGGCGTGATGGTTCCTTCGTTAGGGTTCAGGTTCTATCGTGACCAGAACATTAACTACCTGACCACGGGGACGCATGCGATTTCCGGTGCTACTCCGACCGTAAACGCCGCTAACCAGACAGGGGCTTCACTCACTACGGCGGGCTGGACTGACGGCACTACGCAGATGACTGTCGGAGAAACCTTCACGATTCAGGGCGTCTATTCAGTCAACCCGGAAAACCAGCAGTCAACAGGGCTTCTGGCAAACTTCACGGTAACATCGGCGGTAGCTTCTTCCGGCGGTGTGGCGACGATCGGCATTTCACCGTCAATCATCGCGATTGGTGCTAATGTGGCCAATGGAACCGTTACGGCTTCTCCTGCCCTTAATGCAACTATCGCATTCACGAGCGGCGCGGCCAACACAGCTTTTCCGTTAATGATTGCAAACCACAGGGATGCATTCACGCTCGGAACGGCAGATTTAGAAATGCCGGAAGGTGTGCATTTTGCAGGACGTGAAAACTTCGAGGGAATCTCCATGAGGTTAGTGCGTCAGTATCTAATTAACAGCGATCAGATCCCATGCCGTGTTGATGTTTTGGGCGGTTTAGCAACGCTCAGGCCAGAACTCGGCGTAAGAATTTTGGGATAGGGGGGTGAAATATGACTATACCTACAACCAACAGCAACGTTCCTAACCTCGAAACCACGCAAGAGATTCAGTATATCGGAAGTTCTTACGATGGCGTAGATGTCGGGCCAACTGCCTTAAGCAAGGTAGGATTTTTCGGAACCACGCCGATAGTGCAGAGGACTACACTTCCTTTGACTTCTGTCGGAACTTCGCAGCCGACTTCGACTGCGCCGTACGGGTTTTCAACCAGTTCACAGGGCAATATGATCGTCACGATGCTAAACGAGGTCATAGCCACGCTGAATACTGTGACCGGGCATGGCCTGCACAAATAGTAGTTGTTTAACCCTTTAGCCGAAAGTAGCCCGTCTGCGGGCGGGCTACTCTTTCACCATAGAAAGGCTTATAGATGGAACTCGACGATTTTTTAAACTGTAAGGACATGAAGCTGGCGATAGCGACGCCGTTCTATAACGTACAAGGATACTCGCCTTACATTACCAGCCTTGCAAAATCCGTATTGATGCTGGCGCGCTATACGGAAATGGAATTTGATTTCTGGCAGATTTCCGGCGATTCCTATATCGACCGGGCAAGAAACAGCCTCTGCAATGGGCTTTTGCGTTCCGACTTTACGCACATTTTATTCATAGATTCCGACGAGGGGTGGGACTTGCCGGGGTTTCTCAATATCGTCAAATCCCCCCACGACATAGTAGGAGCCGGATACCCCTGCAAGAACATATGGGACTTTTACGGGGTTGTGCTAAACAACGATGCACACGGCCTGCCTATCATCGATAAGGCAACGGGGGCAATATCGGCGCTCTGCATCCCGGCTGGATTTATGAAAATATCCAAGAAAGCCCTTTTGCAACTTGCCCCTCACGTGAGCACCTATACCAACCCTTACAACGGAGACGAAAAGGATTATGATTTTTTTAGCCGGATACAGCCGTTAGGCGAAGACGGTTCTTTTAATCTCAGGTGCGAAACAGCGGGCATTCCCCGCTGGGTAGAGCCGCGAACCATCATAAGTCATTGGGGTGTTTCGGAGCATAGAGGCAGTTATTACGAACACCTGTTCGGAAACATCAACAGGGCTTTCCCTATGGGGGGAGCCGGATGCATGGAAAATATGATGATCGGCAAGATAAAGGGGGAGAAAGATGCCAGAAGGGACGAAAGTGGACAAAGCCTACAAAGCATTGAAGAAAAAGGGAATGAACAGCGGGAAGGCGGCGAGGATAGCGCAGTCGCAGACGGGATTGTCCCTGCAGACGGGGAAGAAGCCGAAAACGATCAAGCGCAGCACGCCTGAAACAATGAAACAGTTTGTCAAACGCCGCAACAAGGGGAGGAATGCATAATGGCACGGGACGGACAGAAATCAAAAAAGATTTACGACCATTTGGTTAGACATGGGAACTCAAAAGCCTATGCGGAAAAAGAAGCCTTGGAACGAACAGGGGAAGTGCCCGACAGCGGCGAGCCTATGGCTATTAAGCGCAAGAAGGCGAAATATCCCGAAACAATGAAGCAGTTCGTAGACCGCAGAATGAAAGAGAGGTCAAAATAATGGCAGAACAGAAAAGCACGGAATATCCGAAATGGATAAGCCATCCGGTAGAGGGTGACAAGATCGTCAACTCGGAAGATGAGGAAATAGAGCATGTCAAGCGGGGTTATTACGGCAGGTCAACCAAACTCAGCCAGATTCAGTTCCTTAAAAACAAGCGCGATCTTCTGATAAAAGACGTTGAGGTAATTGACAGCGAAATTGAAATCCTTGAACGGCAGGCAAAAGAGGAAGCCATGAAACGGGCAAAGGCAAAAGAAGAAATGGCCGCACAGCTCAAAAGGGAAGCCGCCGACATACACGAACAATTCAAGGAAGTTTTGACCGACCCCCCAAACCCGGACGACCTGACATGCAAGGTATGCGGCAAGGTCTGCAAGAATAAAATCGGTTACAGTGCCCATATGGTCACACATTCCGGCAAGGAGTAGGCCATGTTAGTCAGCGATATGCTCAATGCGTCAGCGCGTGTGTTGGGAGTTTTAGGGAAGGGCGAAACTCTGGACGCTTATGAAACTGCCGACGGCCTTCAGGCATTGAACATGATGCTTGATATGTGGTCATCTGAAAGGTTAATGCTTGCCGGGATGACGCTTGAAAACTTTCCCCTTGTGGCGGGGACGGCGTCCTATACCATCGGCTCCGGCCAGACGTTCAACACTACAAAGCCCCTTAAAATCAATGATGCCTACATACGGGATTCAAATAACAACGATTATCCTTTGGATATTATCTCGGAGGAAATGTACGACGCATTGCCGGATAAGGATTATGTTATCTCGTTGCCTGAATATCTCTTTTATGAACGCGGAGAAACAGAACAGGCCACGCAAACAGGCACGATATATTTGTATTCCATCCCTGATAAGCCATATACGCTCTTTATCGATTCCCAAAAGATACTGAGCGAGTTTGCTTCCGCAACAGTCAGCTTCACTCTTGAAGCGCCGTATGAAGAGGCGATCAAGTTTAATCTGGCCGTCAGGCAGTTTTACGAATATTACCCGCTAAAAGTTCCTATTCCGAAAGACCTGAAAGACCTCGCGGAAGATACCAAGATGAATATCAAGAGGCTTAATCATCAGATGCAGATTGCGACGCTCGATCTTCCGGGCAGAAAGGGACAATACAACATAGAAACCGATTCATATACACACTGAGGATGTATGAAACTTAAAGGTTTTGTTAATGAGACATACCCTGCCCGTTCCGTTGCAATCGAGACAGATAGGGCTGTAAATTGGTTTCTTGAGCAGGATCCACAGGACGAAAAGAATTATATCGCCCTGATTGGAACGCCCGGAACTGCCGTCTATAAAACTGCCGGCAACGGTCCCGTCCGTCCTGGCGGCCTGCACGTTTTTAACAATCAATTATTCGTTGTATCCGGCAATCAACTTTTTGATATTAGCGCGGCTGGCGTCGTATCGTCGGCACTCGGCACTTTACAGACATCCTCCGGGCCTGTCAGCATGGCGGACAACGGCTTATCGCTTGCGGGTGTCGGTGGGAATCAGTTAATGATCACCGATGGTGCAGCCGGGTATATCTATCAGCTATTAACTCAGATGACTTTTACCAACGGCGCGGTCAATCCTACCGGATTAACTATCCAGAATATTGCAGGGACGGCCACGGCCTTTGTTGTTTCTGTTACCGTTACATCAGGTTCATGGGGTGCAGGGACAGCCGCCGGAACCTTAACCGTGAACGCATGGAACGGGGTCAATTTTGCTACCGGGGCAGGGACTAATGTTTTCAAATCAGGCGGGCAGAGCGTTCAAATAAATTCCAGTTGGACGAATGGAAGCCCCGGCTATAATGTCTTTACTGCCCCAAATTTCAATATCACGGACGCAGAGGCGTACTTGCCGATGACCTTTATAAACGGCAACCTCGACCCTACCGGGCTTGAAATTCAGAATCAGGCAGGAACCGCGACGGCCTTTGTTGATTCTGTTACCTTGACCTCCGGTTCTTTCGCCGCCGGAACCGCCGCCGGAACCATGTATCTTTATAGCTGGAATAATATAGCATTCAGTATTGGTGCGGGCACTAATGTTTACATTAATTACGGTGGTTCACCGGGGGCATACAGCCAGACCAAAAGCCTGTCGGGCTGGTCATCGTCATGGCCTTACGGCACTACCTATTTATCACAAAGCGGATTCGGCTTCTATATCCCCACCGGCGCAACTATAACCGGAATCTCGGTTCAATATTCAGGAACAGCGTGCAGCACTACAGATGAGGCCATCGAGTGCTACTTAATGAAAGCCGGAGTTGGGGTCAATGTAGGAAAAAACGCTTCCCTTATAGACACATTATGGCAAAATAACGCAGTACCGCTACTGGGCAGCTCGGCAGATTTATGGGGCAACACGTGGGCACCTTCAGACGTTAACAACAGCGGGTTCGGAATAAGGACTCAAGGGTCAAATTATACCGGCGTTACTCAGACTTGGAGCTGCACGACCATCACTATCACCGTCTATTACAATATCCTCGGCCAATATGCGTTCGCGGAAGCCACGGAGCAGCCTCAAGCGATTTCTTTAACTTGCGCCGCCGCTTCAATACCGATGACGAGCGGGTACTCTTATCAAATTGTTGCTAATCTAACATCGACCAATGGTCAACTTCCAACCTTGACCGGAACTAACGGAGTCCCTTCCACACCGCTTGTGGCCGGAACCAATACGATAAACTTCACGGCTACAGGTACATCAACCGTCTTGACTCTGACCAGTACAAGCTCGGCGGTCTTCAATGTGGACCTTACCATGACGTATCTGTATTTGACAGCCGTTGCAGAGGCCACTTCACAGCCAACATCGACCTCCGCTTTCAGCACAATATCAGGCGGCGGCTGGCCGGGTACAGCATCTCAAGTCACTTTCATGGATGGCTATTTTATAATTAACGTGCCGGGCAGCATGTCGTTTTACGTATCTAACCTCTATGACGGCACGACGTGGAACGCCTTGGCTACTTCTCCCGTGGCGGCCTCTCCGAGCATATTGCTTGCCGTAACGACCCTTCATCAACAGTTATGGCTTATTAAAGACCGTGATTCAGAAGTCTGGTACGATACAGGAACCGCCACATCTACCGGATGCCCATTTTCAAGAATTTCAGGGGCGGTTATCGGGTACGGCATTGCTGCGCCGTTTAGTCTTGCGAAAGGCGACAATTCCCTTTTGTGGCTTGCCAATGAAAACAACAACGAGCAAGGACTTTGCGTCGGCATTGTGGAAATGACCGCTTATGTCCCGACCATCATATCGCCGCCGTCAATAAATTATCAGATAAACCAATTCAGCGTGATTTCTGACGCTATCGGATATTTCAGGGCGATAGAGGGACATAAGTTTTACGTCCTGACCTTCCCGACCGCTAACTGGACAATAGTTTACGACGCAAGCAACGGACAGTGGCATGAATGGTCAACCTATGTGGGACCGACCTATGTTGAAGGCACGTCGAATATTCCCCCGCCGCGTCACATAGGAAACTGCTTCTGTGTCTTTCAAGGCATGCACCTTGTAGGCGATTGGAACTCTGGCAATATCTATCAACTGTCTTCCAATATCCTTACCGATAACGGCACGCCAATAGTCAGCATCAGGATTTCAGCGCATGAGCAGGACAAGGATGATCTTGACAACATATTTATCTCCAAGTTTCAGCTTGATGCCCAGGTGGGGCAGGGTGAAGTTGGTGGTGCTACTCCAAACGCTTATCTGGCATGGTCGGACGATGGAGGCAATACGTACGGTAATTCATATCCGGTTTCAATGGGTACAGCCGGACAATACAAGACACGCATGATATGGCGCAAGCTTGGACATTCGCGTGACAGGGTATGGATGCTGATAATCAGCGATCCGATTCAAAAAGTTATTTTAGGAGCCTATGTAGACTGATGAGCGACGTTGCGCTTCAGCAGATAGCCACAGCGATAGCGAATATGCAGAGCGTGAATGCGCTCACCCCCGCCACCGCCGCACAGATTATCGCAGGGTCTCCGGCAGGGGTGTATATTGCACCTGATCAGTTGAATCTGGCTAATATTGTCTTAGCTCCACAGATCAGACCTATTTCTGCTACTGTTGGGGCAAATGCTCTGACTATCAACCTTGCGAATACTGCACTTGAT